CAGTGTGCGCAGTCATAGAATGCCTAAAGCTAATAGGAGATTTATATGGTTTTTTAAAATGTTTTGGAGGTCGTTCACCAACCACAAAATGAATCCCTTCTATCCAACCGTTACGTTCCCAACCTTCAATAATGGAAGGCATCACATTTTTAGCGGCATTCATATAGGTATCAGAAGACAATGCTACATAACAACCAGGCATTTCATAACAAATGTCTTGATAACGCTGAGCTGCCACATCGGAAGTTTTAGAAGTACCACGTCCAGATATTAAAAACAAATCCTTTGGCTTAATCATTAAAATAATAGTAGTCAACCAATTGGAATAACGTAATTCTACGTCTTCAGCTTTTTTATCAATCTTCGTTTTCCTGCTCATAATTAAATAAGGTTTTTGGTTCTAGTCCAGCATCTTTTTTAATCTCTAACTTTTGAGATTCCTCTAATACTAACTGGTCAATTTGTTGCGCTATTAAATTACGGTTAGCAGATTCTAATCCTACATCTTCAGGAACCATCGTATAAATTTTGGTAGGCTTATCAAACAACTCTTTAGGAAGCTCTTTTTCTTTAGGATCAAACACCCCTCTAACTTTAGCGGCATCCATAATCATTTCCTTTGCTATTTTAAGGTCCTGTGATGACTTAGCTGTCTTAATAGTCATCTTTCGTAATTCATCCAATAAATCAGCATAAATATTACGCCAAGACTCTTTTTTAACCTGGTTATCTAAGTAGAAATGATTCAAAGCATCGTTGTACCTTGATTTAGCAGTAACTCCAGTTAATTTAGGGTAGTGAACTTGTAGTAGTTTTAGTATAGTGTTTTTAGGTTTTTGAGCGTTAAACCAACCACGTACAGCATCTAACTGATCTAAATACTCACGTAATTCATCTGGCAATACAGAAGAGGATCCCGTATCTAACCAATCTTGTAACATTTCGGCATGTAAGCCTTCAAATTCATATTTTTTACTCACCGAAAAATTGATTTTTTATATCTTCAAAAGCTTGTGCTTCTGCATCTTTATCAAGTATTTGAATTGCAGTAATATTTCCTTCATCTACTTGATCAAACAACGCTTGTTGTTTATTGAATTGCATTGTTAACCTGCCTTTATAGTAACTCTTATATACATCTGAAGTTTTATCACGCCATAGCGAAACAAAGGCATGTTTATTAAATCCAAGTCTAACAGCAATATCAGTTGGGGCAAAATTTAAACTAGCTAATTCATGTATTTGGTCATACTGAACATCGCTAACTAAACTTGGATTTAAAGGGAGTACTTTGGGCATAGCTCCTATTTTTTAGCTAATAATTTCTTTACAAACTCAAGTTTAGCAGTTTGTTCTTTAACTAAATCAGCACTACGCTGTTTAGCAACGTCATCCGTAGCTTCTTTTTCTTTCGCTTTGTTTCTATTTAATTTATTAGTTAAACTAGCAACCTGAGCGCTTAAATCAGCCGCGTTTAATTGCTCAATTCTTGACTGCCATTTCAGCTCTTCAAAAATTGGATGCTCAGCTAATAATTCGTTTTGAGTTTTGTAGTGTTCCAATTCAGCAAAAGCAAGTTTATTGCTAATGTAATTTTCAACTACAGTAGCAGCTATTTCTGATAATTGCTCCTGAGTCAATTGTTCAAACAATTCAGCGTGCTTATCTGCATACGTATCGTAAGCAGTAATTAAATCGGCCACTAATATTTTTAATACATCAGGGCAATCAGCTTCCTTTAAAAAAGGGAATTGAACACGCAACTTAATTGCAGGTTTTACTTCAGCAGGAATAGCAGCTATTTGTTGTGCAATTACATCAGCTTTAGCATCAGCAATAGCTTTTTCAATTACAACTTTTTGTTCGTTCTCAGTTTCAATACCCAGTTTTGTTCTAAGCGCTTTTAGTTGATGATAATCAAAGTCTTCAGGATTATACACTAATAAAGCTTTTACTTTATCAAACTCAGGTGTTTTATCTTCAACGGATCCAACTCCAACAACTTTTACTTTCGCCACTACTGATTTACTCATGTAAATAGTAAACTGGCGTTCGGTGATACCAACTAACTTACAAGCCTCATAAATAATGGTGCGCAAATTGTCAGGAGTATCTCCTATACGGTTAAATGAGTTTTGAGCCGACAATGATTTACCAGGTAACTTATTATATAAGTTCTTTGCTCCAGTAAAGCTTCTATCATGCTGTATAAACTCAATGACATTTTGTTTTGTCATAATATCAAAATTTTAATAATTATCTTTTAATCAGTTACAAGTTAACAAGCACACGTCCTTATTTAAAGGACAAAAAGCGTTCTGAACTCAGAACGCTTTTTTATACTTGATTTATTCTAGCTTCGTGATAGCTCATTGAATACATAAGAACTCGCTCCGTTTTTGTACGCTTTAAACGTAATACGGGAACCAGCCAATCCTTGCCAAGCAACACCATCTTTAAGATTAAATGCTGCTTCACTAGCTGCCAATGAAGCAGGATTAGCTCCACCACTACCAATTAAAGTATACACACCACCATGACTAGCATTAGTAAGATCTGTTAATGCAGTAGGAACGGTATTATCCGTTAATTGATATTCACCAGAACCATTAACTACATCTACCGTAGTAGCATCAGCCGCTACAGTATTAGCAGTATCAAACGTGAATGTTCCTGAATACCTTCCTGGTACATAAGCCGATTTAGTAAACTGCTGAAACTTAATCATTGTTTTTGTAGCCTCGTTGTTATCCTGACCTTCAACAATCAAACTTAATGGGTTACACATACTACCAAATACTTTGTAATATGAGTTAGGATCAGTACAAGCACCAATTTTAACCGCTACAATAATATTTTTGTTCGTCCAGTTTTGAATAAACTCATCTTTTTCTAATGAATCCCCTGGATGATAAAATTCAGGTAATGAAGTAATACCAACAGCATCCTCTTCACCTTCAGAAGTTACAGGCAATGAAATAGAACTAGCAGTAGCAGAAAGTAATATTGCATACTTACCATCTTTAAAAGTAATAGCACCATCTATCACAACTCCTTTGTCATCCCTTGCAGGAAATACAGCAACTTCAGTAGCATCAATAATAACTATCTCAGCTTTTTTACCTTGAGGAGCACCGCCTTTTGCGGGTTTTTTTATGTCAACTTTTACGTAAGCCATAATGTTTTTAATTTTTTAAATGAAACAAAAGCTCCCCGTTACCAGGGAGCATTTTAATTTATCCTCTAGCAACTTCTACAAAGTCACCGTTGATGTATAGTACCGTAATAAACGCACCTGCACCAAGAGTCATTGCAGCTGTTAAACGGAACTCACCACTATTTGCAATCGTTGTAGAGTTAGTATCACTACCTCCTTTAATAGTGTATTCTTCACCATCTACTGCATTTTCAATAGTTGTAATTGCAGTAGCACCAGTATTGTCAGAAGTAACAAATACGTTATGCGCAATTGCATCTGCAGTAGTAGCACCATCCACTAAAGTTAATTCAGGTAACACATCAGTATCAGTAGCTAATTTTCTGTACAACTCAATAAATTTACCTCCAGCTAATGCTTGCAACACTAATAGATCTCCATTTTCTAAAACCATATCAGCACCACCATCTAATAAGATGTTAGCATTATGCTTAATCGTAGATTTATTAGTATCTGCATTTCCTTTTAAGTAAATACGTTGCCCAACTACAGCATCAGAAAAACCAGTCACATCAGTTGCAGAAGTATTAAACTCACCAACTAATAATGCATTATGGTTAGCTAATGGTAATGCAGTTGCATTTGCCGCTACTGGAATGTAAGTGTCAGTTAAAATCTCCACATCATTACAAAAGAAAATTTGATTTTCAAAAGTTTTAGGAGCACCACTATCTGGCTTCACACCAAAAGCAGAAACATGAGATCCGAGCTTATAATCTGCATACGCATCAATATCTCTTTTTGATTTCTCAATAGTAAATACATTCTCTTCTCCTGGTTTATCCATTAACACAGAAATATTATCTTCAGTAGTAATAAAAAACAAATCAGAACCTTCCATTTGAGCTCTCTTATCAAACACAATATTTGGGTATCCTTCTACATAATCAATTTTACCTTTATAATCTGAATTACCTCCTTTTACTTGAGATCTTCTCTCATCATAAGCGTTTTTCCAATACGGAGCTATATATAAATATAAACCTGGTTGCACTCTCAATTCATAAGGTATCAATTTAGCCGCATCATTAATTACATCATATACATTTGTAGTAGTCAGTTTAGGTAAAGCAAAAGGCTTAAATGATATACTTTTGTTCAAATCAATATTCTTTAACAATCCGTTCATACGGTTAATAAACAAACCTGGAGTATCAGAATCAGTATTATCATGGTACACACCTTTTATTAAAGCAATCTTATCTTCCTTACGCGCTTGCTGTCTTAATCTTTCCATCAAGAATTCAACAAAATGCATTTTAAAAGGAGAAGACCCTTCTTTATTAAACATAGTATTTAAGTATGTTTTCTCAATAGCTTTTAACTGAGTAGCCGTCCAAGTAATATCAATTTGCACATCGTACACTTTACCTTTAATAGCTAAAAACTTTTGAACGTTTTTAGGCAACCATTTTTTCTTTAATCCTTGAGTGATTTCACCCGTCACCAACATAGAATACGCTATCTCATCAGATACATTAGAAATCACTGGCCAATGCTTTGGTATATCTAAACCATCACGGAATAAATCAATAACTTTTTCTATATTCTTACGAGAATACGCTCCAAAGTCTGCATTAATCTTCTGAACATTTACAGCATCACTCCAATCAGTAACAGCAATAGCTTCACCATTAGATTTTAACAATACATTTTTATTCCAGTTTCTACCTTCAATAGCCGCATAGGTTTCATTAACCGCGAACACATGCGTTTTACTATGTTTCATAGCTCCAATTCCTTTTTGGGTTTGTATTACAGCTTCAGGGTCATCCGTTTCAGGGTCACCAGTTAGTTTTGCAACTGTAGCTTTAAGTTTTGTATTTTCTTTTTCAGAAGCACCAACACGACTAACTAAAGCTTGTAGTTTTTCTCCAAGTGATTGCTCTTCAGCATTTGGATCTTCACCTCCTTCAGGTGATTCCTCTGAAGCCATGAATTCATTAAGAATATCATTAGATAATTCAACTTGTTCTTGAGCTACATTTTTCTCGTTAAATGTTGCTTCAAATTTTTCCGCAAATCCTTCTACACCAGACTCCTTGTCTAGTTTTGATTTGTCTTCAGCAGATAAGGCTAATTTTTCTTTTGACTCAGGGTCAAAACTAATTAGGCCCATAGCTGCAACAAAGGCTAAGATTTTTTGCCAATTCTTTTTCATCTTAAATAATTTTTATTGGTTCATAAATGTTTGAACTGCAGATGTAGTATTTGCTAGTTCGGTTACTTTCTTAATCGCATCGTTTAAATTTCCAACGCCATCAGCTAAACCATGAGATATTGCATCTTCAGTAAAAAACATTTTACCGTTAAGCAGTCCGTTTACGTTAAGGTCTAGTTTGGATTCTCGATTTAGTTTAACACCGTTTTGAAATTTTATAGCAAGCGGATTAAGAAGTTCTTTTCTGATTTCATCATAATTGCCTTCTAAGGCTAGTTGAAATGCTTTATTTTTTTCAGAAGACGGATCTGCTACAATTGTATGTATATCCAAACCTTCTTTTGCGTAGTATTTTTTCCAGTTCGTCAATTCTACCATTACTCCAATAGAACCAAAACTTGCAGAAATATTATTTTCAGCCATTACATAATCAGTAGCTGAAGCAATCCAATAATTAGCTGAAGCACATAAATCACATATAGCTACTACTGGTTTTTGTTTGTTTTGTAGAAAATCTAAATAAGGAGCTACTGCGGATACTTGACCACCACCCGAATCACATACCCAAACCTGACCAACAACATTAGGGTTGTTTTCAAATGCTTGAGCCATAGCTACCAATTCATCAGCACCCCAATACCACCAATTACCATATTTAAACATAGGGCCAGTAATACGGATCACTCCAATACTACCCTCCTCAATATCTTCATCAGCACGTACCTCTTTACCTGTAGGAGTGATAACACTTCTGATTAACGCCGCTTCTATTTTAGTTAAACCAGAAGCATCACCCATTACATGGTTAGCTATCATCGGAAAAAAACTTAAAGCAGTATGTGGTTCTAACAACCAAGGACCTCGGAGTATAGAAGCATCAAATTGTGGTGTATTCTTTTTCATTGTTACAAGATTTATAACAATGATACTAACAGCCTAACTATTTATAAAGGACACTATAATTCAGGGTATGAAGTAAATGATAGCCAATAGCTATCAGAATAGAATAATATGGGTATTACAATAAAAAAAGAGGGTAGTTTTTAGAGGACAAACCGTGGCTAAATATTACAATAGCCGATGCAGTATAGGTTTGTCTGTTTTATTATCTCGATAAATGAGTTTTTGCCATGCTTCAAGGTTCTGATTGGTGTATGTTACTCCATTTTTTTTACAAAATTCAATGATAGCTTTATTCCTAACCCCCTTAACATTCTCCTTTAACTCATTAACATACTTAGCTCCGTTACACCAATTCACCAATGCTATTTCAAATAAAGGTTTTAAAAAATCAGTAATCTCTTTTATACCTTGCTCATCAAAATCAACAAAACTATAGCGCTTGTCAACTTGCTTTTTATCACGTTCACCTTTTCTATTTTCAACAGATAAATACAGGGTAATTCCTTCTTGAATCTTTGGCTTTTTGTATGTAGGTTTTAATCGTTGTAAAATAAACGTTCCTAACCCACTTTTCTTTCTAATATGAAATGCTTTAACATCGCTACCATCTATTAATGTTTCAACCTCTGTAGTGAGTTGATTAGCAAAAAATGTAGATAAATATATAGGCAACGGAAACGGAACAATTTGATTATTGTTTTTCATGATTAGTAAGTACTATTGGTTACTCAATATTACTAATTAAATCACACGTTCACAATAGGGTAACTGTTATTTTATTAATAAAATTGAGGTAAGTAAACCCACTGAAAAACAAACGGTTCCTATTATAAAACCCTTCCCTTTTTGGAGTCTTAATTTCTCATATTTTGGTTCAATTACTGCAAGCCTATTTTCTAATAATAAAAGCTTTTCATCCTTGGTATTATGTAAGGCTTCTAACTGAGTAATTTGCAGTTCTAATTTATCAGAAAAAACCAACGCCTGGACAAACTTATTTTCAAAGTCCTGATCAAGTAAACGATGGTAATCAACCAATTTTATATTGGCTTTATACAATGCTTTAGCCGGAACAGATATTAATACATTTGAATTTTCTAAAGTACTATCTATATGCGTTTGAGATAAAAGTAGTTGACAAGCTGTCAATGTTACGAATAGCAATAGCTTTTTTAATACGTTTTTCATAGTGTGTATTAGTGGTTTTGGTATGTATTATTTTTAGTTTAAGAGAATCCTTTAGTACTTGAATTTCACTTTTAAGTGAATCAATACTTTTAACCTGGACTGCTTCGGTTTTTTTCAACTGGAGGTATTCCGGTTTAAAAGTTTGTATTTCATTTACTCCTGAAGTAGAGCTCCACGGATTAGAAAGGAAAACATTCATAATCAAACTCAGTATTAGTAAAATAACTAACACACTTCCTTCAGGTTGTTTTAATACGTCCATATTACATGTGGTGATTTATCTGGATCGTTGTCCAGGTGAATAAAAGACCCACTTACTCCAATTCTATTAAAACCAACTTCTAAAGCTGCTTTAATTATCTTATACCTTCCAGTACTAGAATAACATTTAACATCTACGGCCCTTCCTTTAGTATGAGCACTACCATTAACTCCTCCTACTTTTTTATTATGTTTAGGAGTTCTATATCCTGAAGTAATTACAAAAGAAGTTTTAGATAAATCTCTCGTTTTATCTAACATCAATAATGTAGATTCACTCATAAATTTACCTGAGCCAGGTTCGTCCGGACTATCGAATTCTGATATTTTAAAATACTTAAGCTCCATAATTATTTATTTTGATATTTAATAAAACGTCCATTTATCTTGTCACAGGCACTTTTAGCATCTTTTGGTATTATGTACAGACTTATAGCAATAACCTCGAAAATAGCGCTGATTCTGTCATAATTGGAAGCATAATCCACATTGGTAGTTATGCTTTCCACACGTTCATGAAAACCTTCAGTTACATCCTTCCTAAAACTCTCGTAGCTTTTAATTAAATACTTAGAATCTGTAGTGTTAATTCCTCTCTGCCTAAAATTAGTATCAGCCTGTGCACAGTATTCGTTTTCAACATCAATAAACATGGTGTTTATTTCATGCTTTAATCGCTGACCTGAATAAGATGCTAAATCTTTATTACTTAATAATTTATTTAAATACCTCTTTAATACCGAAATATTCAATCCTACTAATTCATGTAGTAATTCAGTTTTATAAGGATCTGTTTTTCCTTTAGAAGTAAAATCGATATCATGCATTTTTTCCAATACTGAATCTGCAGTAGCATGTACATCATGATATTCTAGGTTTTTAATATCCTTTTTTTTACGCCTACTTTTTACATATTCAATTATCGTATCCTTAAATGTGTACAGTACAAATGCTATTAATAGAAATATAAATGTAAGTACTGGTGTCATGGTGCCGAGGCTACCAGAAATGTCTTTTAAAAAATCCATGAGGTAATTAGTTTTGTTTTTTCTTAACAGCAAGTAACAGTAAATAAAAAGGTGTTGAAAGGACTAATAAACCTGTACGCAAATACGGAGTCCATATCCCTTTACCAAACATTTCTAATAGTTTACCATACCTGTAGTCAAATTCACATTTTTTATAAAACCACCTGACTCCTGAGTATTTTTTAAGATCAATTAAATACAAATAATCATGTACTAAAGCTGCTAAAGAAAGGTTTGGTAAATCATCCAAGTCTTTAACAATACTCGCACCATCAAATTCATCAGGATGTTGCTCAAAATAATCATAAGCCTTTAGTATCCACATTTTCCAGACGCCTTGTATTCGTTTAATACGTAAGTATTCTAATACGTCTAATCGTTTGGAATCCAAACGCGCATTGGTTTGCGCTTTTGTTTCTCCTGGTACCGGTTGAAAAAAATTGTTTTTACTGAATAACATTATGCTTGAGTTTTAATTTCGTAATCATCTGAAGTCATTTTAGTCCTATCTAGTTTGTAATAAATAGGATCTGCTTTTGTAATATCTAACAAACCATGAGCTAACCTTAAATTATGAGAAGCTTCAGGCATATTAGCATCAAACCAATCCATTAACTCATCATACTTCGCTTTCGGCATAGAGACTTCTTTACTATATTCAGCTTTTTTATTTATGGTAGCGGGTTTAATTTCTAATTTTTGACGCGTGAAACCTACAGGAACTTCTTCATCTGTACCTGGATCTATATAAGCAGCTCTCGGAACCAACACATAATCCTCTATAGTAAAAATCCAGTCGCCAGTTGCAGGTATACGAGATTCTAATGCTATTTCTATTTCTACAATACCCGATTGTAAAATTGCGCCAGAACGGTCATTAGACTTTATAATTACTTCTACTTTTGATTGTATTATTGGTAACATATTTTTTTATATTAATCCGGTTCCGTTAATTAGTTTGTTATGTATTTCTGTAACTTCTTCAGGTGTAAATTCTTTTTTAACAAATGCGAAAGTGTTTATTTTCCCATCTAAATCCCATGCACTATCACCAGATCTACCACCTATATAAGTTGATACATTTGGTATATGATTTAAGCCTACAAACGTTCCAGCATTTACAGGTGTATGAGGCTTTAAAATTCCGTTGTGATACATTTTTACACCTCCTGAACCTGAACCACCATACGTAAGAATTGAAGTGAAATATGTACCTAATGCTGTTGGATTGGAATAGTATCCGTAAAAAAAATTAGAATAACTTCCTTTAGAGAGTGCTATATATCTTATTAAATTTGAAGTACAATAAAACCTTAACGTTTCAGGATAACTGGTGTATATATAACAGTTATCATTCAAATCCCTTTTCATATATATTATTATAGAAAATGGCAAATCATCAACCCCATCATTAGCCTTAAAAGCTTCCGAAGAGTTTAAAACTAAATCGTTAGATGTATTAAAAATCCCTGATTGCCCTGAAGGACCAGCTTCATAAGTTAACGTATCCGTTGTAGGTGTTAATCCGTTTATTTCATCCGTGGTGTTTCCATTGAATTTACAGTAATACGAAAAGATTGATTCCATTACTGAATTTTGACTATATACGTTTAAGTGCGGTGTATTCATTACGGACTTACGATATAAGTTAAACCTAAGCGACCTACAGACACCATTTTATTTTCTTCAATTTCTAAACCATTTGGAGCATCAACAAAACCAACTGGCGCCCCAACATAGGGCGTTATTTTTGCATTATACCCAGTTAATGGTTTGATACAACAATTAAAATCAGCGTCTAACTCAATATGTTCATCTAAGGTTAAAACAACGTTACTGTTTTTAATAATTAACACGCATCCTTTATCGGAATTCAAGAAATTACGGGAAGCCGTAACTTCAATATATTTTAAAGTATCTCTTACTGAATACCAATTATGCCAACCATCCTGATCAGAATTGTATTGCCTATAAAATATTTCACCAGTATACCCCGATGTTAATTTTTGTGTTACATGATCATACCCGTTATTTGTGTCAGTATGCGCACCATACACTTCTAAAATTGCACCTTGTAAATTAAAACTAGGTGACATTGTTTTTAAAGGCAACTGAGTAGCCGAAGGATAAACACTATAAGTAACCGTATTAATGGTTAAAGCTGGTGTATTGAAATAATACACTCCAGGTACTTTATAATTATCTAACTGAGTAATTGTAATTAATTGAGGAGTGTTTATGGCCCCGATTATAGTAAGTGTACTATCACCATCCTGAGTAGTTATGGTACCATTTAAAAACTGTATTGGCCTAACATCTTTAGTTTCAAAGCTTAGTTTAGTTCCTTTATTAGTATAAGGAGCTGCTAAACTCATTGGAGCATTTACTCCTGAAAACTGAAACACTTCACCAGAGGAATAGGTTACTAATAACTCAAAACGATCATGCATGAGTTCAAAAAACTTCGTAAAATCAGTATAACTAATACCAGGATACTCTAATATTACTTTTTTAGTGAATAAAATACCTGCTTTTGACAGTCGAGGAGCAACCGAGACTCTTATTTTACTAGGTTTACCATAAATTTTGGTAAAATCAGTTAAAATCTGATTCCCTGCAACGGATTTTATTGCTACACTGCACGGACTTCCTAGTAAATTGATATTTCGCTGAAAACTCATAGTACAATTTTAGCACCATTTTCACCTTTTATAAAGGACACTTTAGGTCCGAAGCTCTCCAAAAAAAAATAAAATTAAGCTGAGATTTAAAAAAATAAAATTTTCAAATCTCCCAAACTGCATATAAAACTGTAACATTGTAACATTTCAAATTCTATACTCATAACTGACTGATATAGTTATAGTTGTTGTGTTACAATATACTTTTTTAGTTTTGTAACAAACGTTACAAAGAGAATATAAAACTGTAACAGCTTGCTTTTTTAGTTATAGTGTTACAGTTTTTTTGTAACAATTAAATAGTTGTTACAAAAAGTAAAATAAAACTGTAACAGCAAGAACTCCCTATTTACAGTATCTAAGAGCCGATTTTTCTACCCTGTTACAATGTTACAGTTTTTTTTACTTTTTAATGGTTTGGGGGGGGTGGGGTAAGAGTGCCGTTAGTGCGCCCGATGGTTAAAAACAATTATTCTAAAAATTACCGTCCAACATCGGAGGGAAACGTGATTTAACTGCATAAAAAAACCACTCGGTTAGGAGTGGTCTTTTATTTCATATAAACGTAATTACGTTTATATACTTGTTAGGTTTAATACTACGATAGTGCATTTTCATAAACATTACCACTTACTTTAAATCTAAAGTCTTTTAAATCCTTCCCTAAATACCACCCCTCTTTTTTGTTTTGAGAAAATGTATTATCTAACTTCCAGCATCCCTCTTTTTCACACCAGTAAACTTGTTGTTTAGTATCCTCTAATTTTATATTTTCTTCAAGTGTTACATCAACATCAATTAAAGTGTCACCCTCATAAATTTCTACACCATTACAATCTTTAAAGCCTGTAAATTGCCCTACTGTTTTTTCATTTACAATACAATTATGGGCTTCATCCGTGTTTTCCCAAATTTGAGCATTCCCCGCCCAATTCATTATAAATCCGTATTTCCAAATACCTTTTGCTAATCCTCTGTACTTTATCTCTCTATTTACCATCTTCTAAAGTTTTTAATTGTGGTTGAAACTGAATAAGGAATTTTACTTTTGTTTTCTCCTAAATCCATTGGCTTAGTTCTAAAATCATTCAGTATTTTATTTACTTGATTTTGTTTGTCTTTTTCGTCTGTATAATCAATAGAAATTGTTCTAATATCTCCACCGTTATCATTTTTCCACCACTTAATCTGTATTCTAAATTTGTATGTTTTCATAATTTATCGTTTAATAATCCGTACTAAAACCTAACACAATATATACTCCATTGTTCCGTAAAAACTACACAACGATAGTATATACAACACGTTAGCAGTAATTAACCCGAAATGAAATAATAATATGAGCTTCCAAAATTTTTGAATATTGGATGGATAGTATTGTCTTTTGGTCTAAAATTCTCACTTAAAAAGTCGTGGTCTGTTTTCATTGTTACAGCATTTAAAGGTTGTGGTAAACCTAAAGGTGTTCGGCTAAACTTCATTTTGTCGGGATTATCTGTATCAAAAATTATGTAGTCTGGTTTTTTTAAAATTTTCATAGTTTTAAAATTAACTACTGCTAACACCGTATAAAATTAAGTGCTTTCAGTATTTGGTTATTATTCGTTTAATTCAATGTTTGTGCTTCTTTACACGGTGGATTTTCCTATCGGAAAATGCACCTAATCTTATACAAGTCGTTAGGCGCAATTAAAAAAGCGCATAACATTATATATAAAGCAAAGAAGTAAAAGCCTTTGCGCTCTTTGCAATTGCGCTCAATCAAAAGAGGTGTGAAAAACACCCCATTTGCTTTTTGTCCGCTGACGTGTTAAAAAGGCAAGTCGCTATACGGTGCTACTGTAGGTATCCCAATATTTATTGGGCGATTAATCCACATGTCGTGTTTGATTTTCAAATCTTCTATATCATTAATACATTGAATTACAAAACCTTGTAAATGGTTTCTTAGGTCGAACATATTCGTAATTGGTTTATCTATATTTAACTCGGCATCAAAAGAAAAAGGAGATTGCTCTAATTCTTTTAAATCAACACGGTTATAAGGTTGAGCGTATAATTTATTCGGGAAAAATATAGAGTAGAAAAAATTTATAGCATGAGGGAAATATAATCTCATTCCTGTTTTGCTTATATCAAACATTATTTCACCAAAACAACCAAAATCACAAAAAGGCTGTCCGTTTTCTCCCTCATCATTCCACCCCCAATGCTCACTATCTAACCATTCATTACTAAATAGGCTTTTAATCTTAATACTTTCGATTAAATCAATATTAAACGACTGGTTTTCTTTGTAGTTATATCTAATTGTTTTCATAATTTGTTTTCTTATTACCGTAAACAGTTTTCCTAAAAAGTCAAACCCTTTACTACATTTAATTTCCTCCGCTTTTTTTACTTCTTCGCTTCATATACTTACCGTTAGCAAACATTAAAACGATTTGCTAACACCGTGTATAGTGTATAGCTTGGCTTGTGCCTAATTCAAAGTTCTGTTTATATCTGCCCATAATTATCAATTTTTTGCCAACGCTTTTTTAGCAAGTTTGCGGTTAAAATAATTGCGGTGATTTTTCTTTAACTTCTGCAAACACAAAGTGCTGTAATGTTTTAAAGTTTATGCTTGGGTTTTTGTGCTTCTTTACAAAGTTCCAAGCATCTTCTTTTACAACATCATAAAAAACAGTATTTAGTAATTGCGGTATGCTTCTACTATTAAATCCTTTATCGTTTTCTATTTTAGCATACACTTTATCAACTAAAGCAGTTGTAACAAATTCTTTTGCAATTTCTTCTTCAACCATCTTTTTGCCTTTAATTTCAGAAGCACCCATAACTTTAGAATGTTTCTCTTTAAATTCAGATGTTACAATTTTAGCAAATGTGTTTCTACCATATTTGTTTTTAAAATCATAGTTCTTAATTACAATTCCTTCGCCAACACCTTTTCCGTCTTCTATTAAAAAAACGTTTTTCATTAATTGGTTTACTAACTGCTCATAACTTGCATTTGTAATTATGCTAATTGGCGCAATAAAATTTATTTCTTTTGCTTCAAGTAGTGGTTTATAATCATCATAAGGCAAGTAGTTAATTTTATCGTCTGCTTCGTGCGTTATTTCGCTTTCGTCTTTATCAATAGCAACATCAAATACATAAAAGTTTCGCCAAGCATCTTCTTTATAGGTTTTTAAAGAATGTGGTACAAGCCATTCGCCATAAAGCCTATGTTTTGGATTTTCTTTTAAGTATTCTAACAAGTTGTTTTGTTGCTTAACCCAAGCATAAAAACCAGCATTATCAGATTCTAAAGTTAAATGTCTTTTTCGGCTTCCTGCTTGCACTTCGCCCTTTTCATCTATCCAAACACTTGCGTTTGTTCCGTCAATTTTTGGGAATATATAAGTTCTTCCTAATTCAATATTTTGTACTTCGGTTGTTCCAAATCTTTCTAAATGTTGATACTTTTTAAATTCCATTGTTACTCTGTTTTGCTTCCTGCGTCAGCAATTTGCCACCACAAAAAAATTAATAATTATTACTTTAGTTTTTAATTCGAAATTCAGTTCTTTTATACGCTACACACCATACACAATTACGTTAATCACAATCATCAATGCCTCTTATCGCTAGAATAAGTAATTTCAATCCTGCAAATAGAAGGTAGCCAATCAAAATGATTGTAATCAAGGTGTTGTCGTCTAATGTCCTTAAGTATTCGATAAATTCTATCATTCTATTTTTAGTTTTAGTTATACCAGTATTCAGTACATTTTAAACAATAAGCCCGTCTATCTGAAACTCCTGAAGACACTAATTCAGGTATTGAACAATTGCACCAGGTGTTTCCGTTTTCATCTGTAGTAGGTTGCTCAGTCATTAAAAAACGAAGTGGCCTTTTTACTTTTTTAAACTCATAAACAAATACAAAAGGATTTTCTTTCCATGAATCACGACCAATTATCAAACACCAAAGGGTTTTGAATGAGTTTTTAGCGGAATTAAGGTTGTATATAAATTGTGTAGTGCGATATTCCTCATCAATATAGTTCAGCCAGAACTTACCACTTGTTTTAACCCCTTCGTTTTTAGAATCCTCTTCAGAGATATCATTTAACCGTTCAACTCTAACATTGGTTACTTCTAAAAAGGTTCTGCATACTGATTTAGGCATGTGAATAGATGGCTTCCAATTGGTCATTGGTATAAACTGATCAGGATCTACAACGGTACAATGTGCATTGGTGCTTTCATCGGCATATTGAATTAATGGATCCTCAAAACCGTAATGACTTACTTTTCTGAATTTTTCACGTACCCACATTACATCACCAATATTGTATTTTGGTTTAATGTTTTCTGCAAAATGCCATCTAGTTACTCCCATAGTGGGTCTATTGATAAATAACTGAAACAAGCCTCGTCTTACTTCTATAGATAATTCATAATCATTATAATATTTATCTAACTCAACAACCCTGCGAGTTTGTGTTTTCGTGTCATTAGAAATAGCTGCTACCATTTCTGTAATGAATAGTATTGGTTTAGTTTTCATAACTGATTAGTTGTTTTTAAAAAATTAAGTTGTTGTTTCTCCAGGTTCACCATAGTATTGGCAATATTGCATAAAGCTGTAGCCTGAGGAATAGCATCCTTGTCTACCATAACCTTATCAATCATTGTTTTTAAAGAATCCTCTAATTTTATATGAGTAGCTGATTTTTGGTAAGTAACCATATCAGGAACTGTAACTTCATCTACTGTTTTTGACTGAGGCACTACTACAGCACGTTTTTCAGTAAATGGCACTAATGAGTCTATAAACTCATCAACCTCATTTACCAAAAGATTAAACGTACGGACTGTTGTAAACACTACTACATTTCCACTAACTGATTTATATTTATTAATAGTAAACACTAGCCCTCTATAGGTGTATTTATTATCAATTAAAGCATCTAATTTATTTTGAATTTCTTGAGTCATTTTTAATGTTTTTTAGAAGTTTATTTTTTAACAGAATAAGCTCTTTTAAAGCTTGAGGATATTGACTAATGGTATTTTTAGACATTAATTCCTTGTTGGAAAACAACTTTAAGTTACCAGGAGAAAAATTTTGTTTGTTACCATCAACAAAAACAATGTTATCCGTAGTCTTTAATTTCACCGAATGATGTTTTTCATATACAATACGGTGCTTATGTTTCCAAACGCTGGGTTGTTTTATTTTAACATCGGTATACCCATCTGTAGTGATATGCTCCGAATGTAAAGGCAATTGATTGTGTGGTGTACTTCCTTTTTGAAACTGAGTAGCTTTTAATTTTTCAATTGCTTCAGCCGACATATACTCCAATTGCTTTTTACCTTTAGTAAACGGTATATTTCCTTTTTTTAAATAACTATCCTGTTTACGTTGTTCAATTAATTCTTTAGGTATTACCAGTTCTAATTGCTCTAAACGTGTACTTATACCAGTATAACTCCTGTTAATTGTTCTAGCAATTGTTTTAACGGGCATCAGTAAATAGTTCTTTTTTAAATAAGCATCTTCTTTTTTAGTAAAAGAGGATCTACCACGCATAGCATCAGCTGTAAAAGCTCGGCTTTGCTCCTTAGTAACCGACAAACCTTCTTTTCGCATGTAATTATTTATAGGACACACTGTTATTCCTAACTCCTTAGCCATGTTTCTACGGCTTTTTGTTTGGTAGTTGTCCCGGATAAAAACAATGTTTTGTGGCGTGAGTGTTGTGGTTTTCATTAGATATTTGTTTTATCTACAAATGACTTTTTACTCTGGTTAACTAAGTAATTATCTCTACTGCTTTTTTGCATTTTCCTGATATTTACAGGTACTTCTTTCCAGTTGTAACCGTTATTAATGTCACTAAAATTGTTTAAATCTTGGTAACTAATTGTAGCTACAAGTTTTCCGTTTTTTGTTTGTAGGCCTATAACCTCAATATTTGTTATGTTTCCCATAATTTTTACTTGTTAATGATTATTATTTATTCGACAATTTTTTAATTAATTAAAACAGACTGGTTTGCCTGTCTAGGTAATTGGTTACTAGTATCTCGTTTTTACGGTTTTTAATATTTGATCTTTCACCTAGATTTATTACGTTCATTTTATAGTCAGAAGCAAAATCTAAAACAGCTTCATGATCAAATTCTGACAAAGCGCATTTAATACCTGAGTTAGCCATTATTTTAAAGCAATCCTCTGTGTCGTTTACCGTCCATTTTGGAACTTTATAATAATGTTCCGTATCTAAGTAAACAGGATCCAAATAAACGAAAGCCGATTTTTTAGGAGTTAAACTATCGGAAAAACTGATTTTTTTTAAGACTTCACGAAAATCTACATTAGTTATTTTCGAATCTTGTAAACCTAAAAATGTAGGTTCAATATTATTAATCAACACCTTTTTTGTGTTACAAATACCTAAACGTAGTGTATCTCCTTTTCCTAAATACGTGAAGTTTGATAACAATAAAAATCGCACAGCTTTTTTCAAAGGATCTGTCTCATTATTCTTTTTCCAGTATTTAATCATACCTTCAGAAATAGGAAGTATTTGTATTTGCTTAATCAATTCCTCTTTATGATCAAGTATTACCCTGTATAAATTAGCTACATCA